GGCGCGACGTCGACGAGTTCCTCAAGCTCCTACGATTCCCGAAGCTCCGGCTTCTCCTCGACCGCCGTCGAGGATCGCGCCGGATCGAGCTCGCGCGCGAGCGGGAGGAGGGAGGCGAAGATGTCGAGGGCTGAGAAGTGGACGGTCGCGGGGATCGGGGCCGTCGTCCTGGTGGTCGTGGCGGTCGCGGTCAAGGCGTTCGCCGTAGTGTCCGAGCTCCCGGAGCGGCGCGACTTCGTCGTCCGCGAGCTCGCGGAGGCAGTACTCGAGGGCGACGGCCGGCTCCGGCTCGACGTCCTGGTGACCCGGCTCCGCGACGATCCTATGACGCCGCGCGCCGTCCGCTACTACTACGCCGCGGTCGAGGGTCGCGTCGCGCTCGTCGACTCCGTCGCCGGCGACTTCCGTCCGGGCCGGTTGCGGCGCGAGCCGGATCGGGTCGATTGGAGCGAGCAATGATCCCGCCGACACTCCCGCCGCGCGCCGGCGAGTTCGTTTGTCTACCGTCCGGGATCGACCTCAAGGCGATCGAGGGTCAGGCGCCGGGGACGATCGTCTCCGTCGCCGAGCCGCGCTTCCGAATCGAGGAGATCTACCGTCCGGAGCCCGATCGCGTCGATTGGGGGAACATCCTCGGGACCGCGATCTTCCTCGGGCTCCTCGCGCTCGGGCTCTGGAAGCTCGGGGCGTTTCTCGGGCTCGCGTGATCGGAGGATCGGGTGTCCGCTCTCGTCTCTCAACGAGAATACGCTCGGCGCCGGGGCGTCGCTCACACGACGGTCCAGCGCGCGATCAGGGACGGCCGGATCTCGTCCGTCGACGGGAAGATCGACCCGGCGATCGCAGATCGAGAGTGGGAACAGAACACCGACCCGAGCAAGCCGCGGAACAGTGTGATCGGAGCGCCGACTCGACGCCGGCCGGCCGACGGTCCCGAGATCCCGATGGAGCTCGACGGCGGGAACGGGGACGGGCGCGCTCGCGGAGGCTCGACCGGCTACTCTCGGGCGCGCGCCGCGAGGGAAGCGGCGAAGGCACAGCTCGCGAAGCTCGACCTCGACGAGCGGCTCGGGATCCTCGTCCGGACCGACGAAGTCAAGCTCGCGGCGTTCTCGGCCGCGCGGACAGCGCGCGACAAGCTCCTCGGGATTCCCGCGCGGATCGCTCCCGTCCTCGCGGCCGCGGAGGGCGCCGACGAGATCGAGCGTTTACTTCTCGACGAGATCGAGGACGTCTGCAAGGAGCTCTCGAAGGATGAACCTGCAGAGCGGATCTGACGTCTACATGCCGAGCTATCGCGCCGGCTGGCTTCCGGAGCCGCGGATCTCCGTCTCCGATTGGGCCGATCGGTACAGATTCATCGGGACGAAGGCCGGCCACGACGCGCCGCGCTGGTCGACGGAGACGACGCCGTATCTTCGCGAGATCATGGACGAGCTCGGGCCGCGGTCCGACTCGCGCGTCGTCGTCTTTGTGAAGGGCTCGCAGATCGGCGGGACGGAGGCCGGCAACAACTGGCTCGGCTTCCTGATCCACCTGTCGCCGGGAGGGATTCTCGTCCTTCGTCCGACCGTCGAGGAGGCTCGGCGCTTCAGCCTTCAGCGCTTGGATCCTATGTTCGAGGCGACGCCGGTGCTCTCGAAGCTCGTCGCGCCGGCGCGCTCTCGCGAGGGAGGGAACACCCGGCTTCTCAAAGACTTCCCCGGCGGCGTCCTGATGCTCGTCGGCTCTAACTCCGCAACCGGCGTCAAGTCGATGCCGATCCGCTATCTCTTCGCCGACGAGATCGACGAGTATCCGGGCGACGTCGACGGCCAGGGTGACCCGATCGCGCTCGCCGAGAAGCGAATGTCCGGACCTAACTTCGCGCGACGGAAGGAGCTCCTCGTCGGGACGCCGACCGTCAAGGATCTCTCGCGGATCTGGCGCGAGTTCGAGAAGACCGATCAGCGCTACTTCAACGTCCCTTGTCCCTTCTGCGATCACTACGACACAATCCGGTGGGAGAATATCCGCTTCGAGACGGAGAATCACAAGCTGATCCCCGAGAGCGTCGCGCTCGCGTGCGTCGCGTGCGGGACGCTGATCGAGGAGCGCTACAAGCTGGAGATGCTCCCGCGCGGGAAGTGGATTCCGACGGCCGAAGGGATGCGCGGTCGCGTGGGCTTTCACCTTGCGAGTCTCTACTCTCCCTTCGGCTGGTTCTCTTGGACCGCGGCCGTCGAGGAGTGGCTCGAAGCCTACTCCGACAAGATGAAGCTCAAGGCGTTTCGGAATACCGTCCTTGGGGTGACCTTCGAGGAGGAGGGAGACTCCGTCGATCCGGACTCGCTCCTCGCGCGCGTCGAGAAGTATCCGGCGCCGGTCCCGGAGGGCGTCGGCGTCCTCGTCGCCGCGGTCGATGTCCAGGACGATCGTCTGGAGTGCAAGGTCAAAGGTTACGGCGCCGGCGAGGAGTCCTGGCTGATCGACTATGCGATCCTGCACGGTGATCCCTCGACGGAGACGCTCTGGAGCGATCTCGATCAGTTCCTGCTCGGGAGATACAAACACGAATCCGGGAGGGAGGTCGCGATCGCTTGCGTCGCCGTCGACTCAGGAGGACATCACACAGACGAGGTCTACAAGTTCTGCGCGCGCCGGCTCAAGCGGAGGATCTTCGCGATCCGCGGCGGGAGCGAGCGCGGTCGTCCGCTCGTCGGCCGGCCGAGCGTCAACAATCGCTACCGGGTCAAGCTCTTCACGCTCTGCGTCGACACCGGGAAGGCGATGGTCTACTCGCGGCTCCGGATCTCGGAGCCGGGCGCCGGCTATTGTCACTTCCCCGAGGACATCATCGACGCGGAATACTTCGAGCAACTCACCGCGGAGAAGGCGACGTCGGAGTGGCGCCGGAATAAGGGGACCGTCCGAGTCTGGCACAAACTCCGCGATCGTAACGAGGCGCTCGATCTCGAAGTCTACTGTCTCGCGGCTCTCTACATCCTCGGGCCGGCGTTCGTCCGGAGTCTCCCCGAGCGAGCGGCCGCTCTCTCCCGTCCGGTCGACGTCCCCGAGGAGGAGCCGCGAGAGCGATCCGGGCCGGCGCTGCCGAGGATCAGGCCGCGCGGCTATGTCGACCGTTACAAGGGCTGAGATCCCCGACTCTAGGGTCGGGGTCGGAGGAGATCGTCGCTCACAGGCGATATTTGGAGCTCGGATTCCCGGAGATCCGGCCGGACGGGAGGGATCCCGCGCCGCCGGGCCGGATCCGGGCTCCGATCCCGATCGCGATCGTCGCTCAGAGGGGAGGATTCAATGTCGATGTTTCTCGCTCTCGGCCGGAAGTGGAGGCCGGATCCCTTCGCTCCGAGGAGCTACGCCGGGCTCTACGCCGCCGGCGACGTCTCCTCGACGAGCACGACGGGGACCGCTGACCGCTACCGGCTCGCGTTCACCGTCCCGGATCTCCCGGATCTCGCGGCGATCATCGAGCTCGCGCGCGCCGGCCGGCTCTCGATCCGCGATCTCCCTCGGCTCCTCGTCGGCGATCAGACCTTCGTCCGGCGGGAGATCGTCGGTCCCGTTTGGGAGTGGATCGGCGCCTTCCTGATTCGGGTCGGGACGTTCACGCGCAAGGACAAGAGGCCGACCGTCGTCAATCATGTCGCGACCGTCGTCCGCGAGCTCCGCGCGACGGAGGCCGCGATGATCTCCGACGTCCGGCTGACCGATCAGGACATCGAGCTCCTTCGGAGGATCGACGAGACGAGGTTTCTGAAGCGGACCGTCGATCAGGGGATCACGCTCAGGGACGCGGACGGGATCGAGATCCCCGTCCGGCCGGCCGATCAGGGGCCGATCGTCGATTACGTTCTCGCGGAGGCGCTCGGGAGCGGAGGCTTTCAATATCGGCGGCTCCTGGGCGCCTACGGGGACGCGCGGAAGTACTCGATCGCGATCGCGCGCAACCGGCTCGTCACCGACCGACACCGGGAGAAGATCGTCGCTGCTTGCGAGCGGCTCCTCGGGAAGTCCTACGGCTACCTCAAGATCGGTGCTCACGCGCTCGACTACGGGCTGACGAAGCTCTGGCAACTGACGGGCGCGAGGTCCGACGTCTACGCCTTCCGCTGGCTTTGCCGGATGGAGCGCTATCCGATGTGCTCCTGGGCGTCGCTCTTCGAGTACGCCGAGGCCGGCGTCCCGTTCTCGACGCCGATCGCGACGGGCTCTCCCGACGATCTCGCGGACGAGTGTCGGGAGAAGTCGTCGGTTTGGGATTGGCCGTACATCTCGCCGGCAATCGCCGACGAGATCCTCGCGGAGAGGAGGGCTCAATGAGAGAGGTCTCGCTCTCGACGATGAGAATGTACGACGACGGGGCGACGGTCCGGCTCCGCTGGATCGACGAGGAGCTCGGAGAGCGCTCCGTCGAGATCCGGGCTCAGGACGTCGTTCTGACCTTCCGCTCGATCATCGAGCTCAAGGACGGCCGGCGCCTACATCCGACTTCGCCGGCGCTCTACGGTCCGACGCCGAACGAGATCACCGAAAACGGCGGTCCGTGGTACGTCGTCGGCTACCCGGAGGGCGGCGATCCCGGCCGGCTCTCTACTGATTGGATCTCGACAAGGGAGGTCGAAGCGATCACGATCGTCGGCGGCTATTGGGAATGGCCGTACTGGGCGGCGCGCCGCCGGCAATACGGGGAGGAGGTCGACGAGGTCTCGCGCGCGCTGGATCGAGCGATCGAGCACGGCGACGCGGATCTCTGGACGAAGGTGGCCGAGCTCGATCGGGAGCTCGCGGAGGCTCAAGAGGAGGACCGTCGGGAGGGTCGCGACGAGGTCTCGCGCGCGCAGGAGGAGCGCCGGCGTCAGATGCAGGAGTCGATCAGGGAGGAGCGGAGACAATGAAAACGGAGGCCGAAGGGGAGCGGCCGTCGGTCAGGATCCGACTCGCGGCCAGGGTGACGAGGTTTCTCGGGTCGCTCGAAATGGTCCGGGAGGCGATCCCGCGAGGGAGGCCGAGGTCGAGGCTTTGCCGGCTCGGGGTCCACCGCTGGAGTTCGTGGGAGGTCCGGCCGGGTGACTTCCGGACGCTCGAATCGAAGTGTCGGCGCTGTGGTCGTCGGCGGCTGATGGTCTACAAGTCAGGCTCCGCGGGATCGACGGAGACGCTCGCGTCGATCGTCGCGGCCAAGCTCAGGAGGGATCTATGTCAATCGCAAGAGGCCGAAAGGTCGACGACTTCCTCAGCGACATCGAGGAGCGCATGATCGCGAAGCTCTCAGGCCGGGATCAGCATCTCGGGGTCGTCGAGACGATCGCGGCAATCCGGAAGGAGATCGGGGACTACGAGATCCTCGACGTCGAGGCTCGGGAGGAGCCCGATCCTAATCCGGGGATCTCCGACGCCGAAGCCGACGCGATCGCTTCCGCGGAGGAGAGGACGACGAGGAGCTCGATCTCTGATGAAGCTCGCGGCGTTTGTGTTGGCGCTCGCGCTCGGGACGGCCGCGGCCGACGAGATCGCGATCGACTCCGTCGTCGCGGTCGTCCCCGAGGGATTCTGGCGCTTCTCGTTCTCGACGGAGGAGGGCGTCGAGACATGGGCGATCTTCGTCGCGCCGGATACGACAATGACGGAGGACGCGATCGAGGTCAGCCGGCTCGACTCGACCGCCGTCCTGATCTACTTCGAGCCGGCTCTTGTCTGCACCGCTTACGAGTTCGTCGACCCGCCGCTTCCTGAGAAATGGAGCTCGGAGTGAGCCCGATCCGGTCAGAGGAGCGGTCGCGCTACCCGGAGGATTGGGCTCGGATCTCGCGCGAGGTCCGAGCCGACGCCGGGAATCGCTGCGAGTTCTGCGGCGTCCGGAATGGCGCGCGCCACCCGGAGACCGGCTCGCGGGTCGTGCTTACTGTGGCGCATTTGGATCACGCGCCGGAGAACTGCGAGCGCGCGAATCTCCGCGCTCTCTGTCAGCTGTGTCACAATCGCTACGACGCGAAGCATCGAGCCGCCGGTCGACGCGCTCGCCGGCGGCTCGCCGAGGAGGACGCCGGGCAATCGCGGCTCGGCTTACCTGATCGCTAACCGGGAGGGCGATCTTGCGAGAGCTCAGACCTAACACTCAGGCCGGACGGCTTCTCCGGATTCTCGTCCGACGCTATCCGGAGTGGTCGAACGTCGAGCACTTCGGTTACGACGGCTACTCCTGCCGCAATCGGATGGACGACGCGCTCGGCGTTCGCGGATTCAAGATCGCGCGGCAAGCGATCGTCCGCGAGGACGGGAAGAAGCTCGCGCGCTACGAGTGGCGGCTCGCGACGGAGGAGATCTACCACCGCGCCGCGCTCCTCGTTCGGTCGTGGGATACCGGCGAGGACTTCGCGACGCTCGTCGAGCGGGATCCGCTTCTCGCGCGACTCCGCGAGCGCACCCAGGGTGACGTCGCCGGCGCCGGCCAGGAGGATCTCTTCGCCGGCTGAATCCGGCTGGAATAGGTATATATCGCCGTTTGGAGCCCCGAGATAATCGTCTCGGGGCTTCGCTTTTTAGTAGACACTCAGGCCGCTCAGGTATATACTTTGTGTTGTGGGGTCGGGGAGGGAGGGAGGAGCCGCCGAGGGAGTTTTTCGAGGAGGGAGCCGGACATGGAGCGGACGACCGACTACCTGAAGCCCGAGCGGACCGACTACGCTGAGTATCGCGTCGACGGTCTCCTCGTCGTAGTGACTTCGTCGATCTACCCGGAGGGCGCGCGGGTGCGCTCGATCTCTACCGGGTGCGCGTCGAGCATGGGCGACGCGAATCTTCTCCGCTGGTGTGAGCGAGTCGACGCGGACGGGACCGTCGACCGGGTGACTCTCTAGCAGTCAATCGGCGCGCCGGCTCCGGCCGGCGCGCCACGAAAGGAGCTGGAAATGAAGGCGACGACGAGAATCGAGAGCGAGAGCGGGAGCGTCCGGAAGGGTCTGCAGTTCACGATGATCGAGGAGGTCGGAATGTCGAGCGAGTCCAGAATCTACGACGCGGCTGGTGTCAGGGTCAAGGCCGGCGATCGCTTCGCGCTCCTCAATCTCAAGGACCGCGCGCGGCGCTTCGGCCGGGTCGTCGAGGTCCGCGAGTCGGATCCGCGAGACACGATCAAGCCGCCGACCGTGTTCGTGCGGTTCGAGGACGACGAGCGGCTCCGCGAGATCGAGCCCGAGCGGTTCTCGAACTGGTGCAGGATCTACGTCGAGGTCGACGGCGAGCCGACGCCGGCCGGGGTCGTGGCCGGGACGGGCGAGCCGCCGGAGGGGTGGGAGCGGGACGGTAGCTTCGCCGAAGACTTCGTCCTCGACCGCTTCGGGAACGAGATCCGGGTCGGCGACGATATTCGCTTCCGGATCCTCGGCGATCCCGAGCGCGATGAGATCGAGGACCGCGGCCGGGTGACGAAGATCCGGAGCGGCTCGATCCTCGTCTACTGGTGCGGCGATCGCTCCGAGTCGGTCGTCCCCGCGCGCGGCGTTCAGAAGCATGTGGAGCTCGTCAAGTCGAGGTCGTAATCGAGGAAGTCAACGGGCGCGCCGGCTCCGGCCGGCGCGCCGGAAGGGAGAGACGAAGATGAGAAGCGACGTCAACGGAAGCTCGACGTGCAAGGCCGGCGAGGAGAACTTCGAGAGCTACCACAGCGACATCCTCGGCCGCGAGCTCGTTCAATACGACTACCGGACGCCGGCCGGCGAGCTCTTCTCGACGGTCGCGCCGACGCTGGAGATCGCGCGGTCCCGCCGAGATAAGTGGCTCGGGGAGGACGGCGAGCCGAAGCCGGAGCCGCGCTGGCTCTCGACGGTCGAGACCGCGAAGCTGATCCGGAAGGCGCTCAAGACGCGATTCCCCGAGACGAAGTTCTCCGTCCGCTCGAAGTCCTACGCCGGAGGCTCCTCGATCTCGATCCGCTGGTCCGACGGTCCGACCGCGGCCGCGGTCGAGGCGATCACCGACGGCTTCGCGGGACGGGGCTTCGACGGGTCGATCGACCTCGGCTACTTCATCGACGCGTGGCTCCTGCCGGACGGGACGACGGCGCCGGCGAAGTCGATCGGGACGGCCGGCTCTCGCGGGTCGGTCGCGGCGTTCGACAATCCGAAGCCGGATCCCGACGCCGAGCTCGTCCATTTTCAGGCCGGCTTCGTGTTCGCGTCGAGGAGGACGACGCTCGACCGGGAGCGGATCGCGCGCGACCTCTGCGACCTTCAGGGCGTCGAGTTCGTCGGGCTCGATCAGCGCGAGCTCCTCGGGGCCGGCGATCGTTGGGATCTCCGGGAGCACGTAGAGAGGGCGCTCGCTCAGACGACGATCCCGGAGGGCGGGAGCTACGCCGGCGTCCGCTTCGCCGAGAGCGACGACGTCCGGGTCTGGTGTGAGATCTACTTCGAATAGGCTTCAGAGCGGGGACCGGGGAGCTCTCCCCGGTCCCCGAGGGAGGGTCAGACGATGCGCGCGAGAGATCTGAGATTCAACGACGAGACGAGGATCGAGCTCAGGAGCGGCGCGACGGTCCGGCCGCTCGACGACCGCTTCACGTTCAGGCCGTCCGGCGACGCAGGGCCGGCCGGGATCTTCGTCCTTTGCTCGCTCGGGTTCGAGGAGCCGGATCCATGTCCCGCTCCCGGCGAGGACGCCGATAAGGTCGACGCCGTCCGGGAGATCTACCTCAGCCGGATCGTCGCGATCCGCGGAGCGCTCGACGCGGAAGGGAGGGCGCTGTGAGCCGCAATCGGAAGCGCGTCCAGAACGACGTCTGTCTGTTCAAGCTCTCGAAGGCGCTGCACCGGGCCGCGCGCTCGGCCGCGCGTCGGGAGTGTGTGTCGAAGTCGAGGCTTGTCCGGACGGCCGTCGTCCGGCTCCTCGACGATCTGAAGGCCGGCGAGACGATCGAATGGCGCTGATTTAGGGGCTCGCTACAGGCGCGAGCTCGCCGACGGGCGCTGACCGGGAGACCGGCGGCGCCCGTCTCGCGTACCGGGAGACCGCGATCCCGGTCGACCCGATAGTCGGGCCGGCGGGAGATCGTCGCTCACAGGCGATTTGTCGAGGCCGGTCCGGAGCGCTCCGGGCTCGTTCGCTCGATCTTCGCTCGATCTTCGCTCGATCTTCGCTCCCGGCGCTCGCCGATCGGCGCTCTCCGCGGGTGTATCGAGGCCGTAGGCTCGGGATTTGCACTCTACGAGCTCGTCGGGTCGGGCGGTCCGATCCGCTCTTGACGGGAGGGAGGGCGTCATGTATAGCCGATTCGTACTCGAGGCCGACGCGCGGGAGATCCGGGCGCTCCTCGGGATCGTTGGCCGGCTCGCCGGCAAAGTGCTCCGCTCGATCGTCGTCGAGCTGTCGGCCAGGGTGACGGCGCGAGCTCGCAAGATCGGGAAGGAGCTCCGCGAGAACGCCGAGCGAGGAGCTCGGGGCTGGAGATAACAGCCGGCCGAAGATGTAGTAGACTCAGGGAGGACGGGTCGCGGAGCGAGGGCGCCGGGGAGCTCCGAGGAGTGTCGCCGGCGCGCGGCTGACCCGCGATCCGTCCGTCGGAAGGAAGGAGGCGAGGATGAGATCTCTCGTCGTGCTGTTCGTCCTGGTGCTCCTCGGGCTCGGCGGTCCGATCTCCGTCGCGCTCGCGGAGGACGGCGCCGCGGCGCCGGCTCCGGAGGCTACGTCGACCGCGGAGGACGCGGAGACGGAGGACGTCGTCGACGATTGGACGGCGTCGATCCCGGTTCACGCGGGCTTTCTCTGGAACACCGACCGCGAGGAGTGGACGCAATACATCAATCTGACGCCGATCTCCTACCGGGTCGTAACGCTGGAGGTCGGGATCGAAGTGAATCCTAACGAGAAGGACGGTCCGACGGGAGGGCTGATCGCGCTGACCTACGATCTCGGGAATCTCCGAGACTACGGCGTCGAGGTCCACTGGGCTGAGTACTTCGGAGTCAACGTCGGTCCCTTCTTGCGTTGGGACTTCTCGACGGGGGAGTGGCAGAAAGGAGTCCTCGCGAGCGTCGTCGATCTCTCGCCGATCGAGTGATCGCCGGCGCGCGCTGCCGGCCGGCCGGGGAGCTCGGAGCTCGCGGACGAGCTCGCCGGCGCCGGGCCGGAGGAGGGTCGAAACGTGCGCCGTCTCTACGCTTTGCTTTGGATCGCGACCGCCGTCGCCGCGATCTTCTGTCTCCGCTCGATCGCGGAGGCTCTCTCCGGGATCTAAAATCCCGTCACTGACCCGCGCCGGATCGCGCGCGAGAGCACGCTCTCAGGCGCGAGGCTGGCCGAGGAGGGCCGTCCGCGGCTCTCCTATCGGCTCCGGAGGAGAACGTCGCTTACAGGCGATATTTGGAGCTCGGGACGGTCGAGATCCTCGACCGCGAGCTCGCTCCTCGGGGCTCCTGCTGTTGTAGTTCTCTACCTAACATCTAACATCTAGTAGTAGTAGGACCGGTGGATAAGTGGATAAGCGCCGGGAGCGCCTACGCCGCGGGGCTTCCGGGCTCTCGGGGTCTGTGCATATCTCGGGGATTACTCTGGACAGCTGTCCACAGGCCGGTCTCGGGGTCGAGATGTCCACGAAATCACCCGAGTTGCTCACCGGCTATCAACCGATTCCGGAGGAGTTATCAACGGCTTGTCCACAATCGGCTCGGGAAGGCCGATCTCGGGGCTCTCGGGGCTCGATGTCGCGGAGATGTCGCGAGGATGTCGCGAGCTCGCGCTCCTCGACGACGTCAGGCGCCGCCGGAGGAGGGCGCTCCCGGATCCGACCCGGTAGTCGGGCCGGCGGGAGATCGTCGCTCAGAAGCCGTTTGTCGAGCTCGGATCTCGGCCGATCCGCTCGATCCGGGCCGATCGGGAGTCAAGAGGGGTGATCCCGAGCTCGGGCCGGCCGGAGGTGAGCGCTCCGGGGCGCTTTGAGCTCGGGATCGAAAGCGCCGCCGACGAGCTCGCCGCCAGAGCCGCCGGCCGCGCGGGGTCACGAATAGGCTCGCGAGATCCACCCGGAGGCAAACGGGGCTTGCGAAGGATTCCGGATCAGGATCGCTCTATACTCGCCGGCCGCTTCCGACCGAAGCGCCGCGATGATCGCGAGCTCGCAAAGGGAGGACGCGGCGCCGGCGGTCTCGGGACCGACGACTCCGTCGACGGCTACCTGCTGACCGACCGCGCGAAGCGCGCGCTGGAGACAGCAGATCGCCGTGTTCCTGCCCATGTTGACAGCCAGGTCGAAGACCTTGATCGCGATCCGCTCCGGGAGGAGCTCGTAACGATTCCCGGTCCAGTAGCGTGTCCAGTAGATCTCGATCGCGTCCTCGCGGGTCAGGTTCGCGACGTCGACGTCGGGATTCGCGCGGGAGCTGATCCCGTAGTTCGTGGCGCCGCCGCCGTCCGCGGGATGATCGGAGTAGCCGCCTTCGTGGGCGAGGACGATCTCGATCGCTTTGTCGAACGTCTCGCGGGAGCTCATGTCTACCTCGATTCCGTCAGAAGATCTTCGCGATCAGGACGCCGACGATTCCGGAGACCACAATCAGCGCGAGCGGAATCCAGACTAGCCGGGTCGTCGAGCCGCGCGCGAGCTCACAGGCGTCGCGGATCTTCTCGCAGTTCTTCACGGTTACGTGCGTCGCGGCGGCGTTCTCGACCGCGCGGACGCGACCATTGACTCCGTCGAGCCGGGCGTTCACGCCGGCGAATCCGGAGGACGTTGTCTCGGCGAGGCTCTTCACGGTTCCTTCTAGGCTACCGATCGCGCGCTCGATCGGGCCGAGATCGACGTGATTCTCTGGCATGTTGCGAGACCTTTCGCTGGTGGGGAGGTTAGGTCGTCCCTCGTCTAACGTCCGAGGTCAGCTGGAGCTCTCCGACCTCGGGAGTGTAGATCGTCCCGTCGTCGAGCTCGATCTGTATGTCGTAGACCCACTCACGGATCCCGAGCGTCGTCGTGTCAGCTGTTGTCAGGTCGAAGCGGAGCGTCGCGTCGGCGCCGACGCCGCCGTCGACCTCGATGCATCCGACGCCGGGATCGTCGCTCTCGGTGATCTCCTTCGTCACTACGGCGTCGTCGTCCGGGTCGCGCGCGGTCTGCTTGATCGTAAGCCAAGCCTTCGCGATCGCGTCCGGGAGGTCCGTCACCGTTCGACGGATCTCAAGGTCGTCCCCGACGACGTAGCCGGTGATCGAGCCGGTCAGGGTGCTCATGTGTTTCTCCTCGGTCCTACGGTCAGGGCGTCGCCGTCCGCGACGGAGATCGTCCCGGAGTCGACGGCGCCGACGGCGATTGAATCGGAATCGGTCGCGGCGACGGCGATCGTCGCCGAGTGAAGCGCGAGCGGAGGGACGGCGATCCCGCCGGCGACGAAGATCTCACCGATCCCCGTCAGCGTCGCGGCCGCGGTAGAGTGTAGGATTCCCGCGCCGGCTATTAGATCGCCGCTGCCTTCGAGCGTCGCGATCCCGCCGTAGATGATCGGGCCGGCCGCGGCGTCGAGCTCTCCGACGCCGGCCAGGGTGGCCGAGCAAAGCCGCTCGACGGTCGCGAGGGAGACGAGCTCTCCGGAGCCTACGAGCTCCGCGGAGGCCGTCGCGAACAGGACGCCGCCGAGGGCGTCGAGCTCTCCCGCGCCGGCGAGCTCCGCGCTCCCGTCAGCGATCAGGTCTCCGTCGGCGTCGAGCTCTCCCGCGCCGGCGAGCTCCGCTCTCCCGCCGCGGATCACTTCGGCCGAACAGGTCAGAGAGCCCGAGCCCGAGAGCGTCGCCGACGGGACGGAGAACCCGACGTACAGCTTGCATCGGGTGTCGGTGTCGACATTGAAGAACGACCACCAGGCCGAGTCGCCGGTCCCTTGCGTACCGTGGTCGATGATCGAGACGTCGGAGTCGCCGCTCTTGTTGACGAGGACGAGCGGATCGTTACCGTCGTCGCTCAGGTCGAGCGTCGTCTTGTCTGCCGGCTTCGCCGTCAGGGTCAGCATGTGGGAGCCGGCGCTCCACTCGGCCGCGGTCCCGTCGAGCGTCCCGCCTATGATGTCGCCGAAGCGGAGACGGAGCTCGAAAAACTGCGGCGAGCCGGCCGGGGCGTTCCGGTAGCCGCGAACACGGAACTTCACCCACTCGATTTGAGCGTGGTCGGGGAGGGAGGACGTATCGAATCGGAAGAAGGCGCCGAACGTGATCCCCGAGGTCACGCTCTGGCCGGCGTTGCAGTTGCTCCACCCGGTAGCCTTCGCGTAGTAGCTGCCGACCTTGAAAATGTAGCCGGAGTTGGCGTTGTCGAACTCGAACGTGTATTGATCGAGCATCGAGGTCCGTCCTAGTGAAACGGCGGCCGCGGGGAGAGCGGCCGCCGGCTAAGGTCGGGTCGCGCGATCGGCGCCGCGGCTACGAAAGCTTGACGACGATATTCCCGGCCGAGATCTTGAAGACGTCGTCGGTCCCGATCGTTTTCGATTCGTCGAGGGCTCCGTGCCAGAGGAGATTGCCGACGGTCGCGGCGTCGAAGATCCCGACGTGCGTGATCGTTCCCCAGGAGGCCGTCGCAGTCGGGAAGGTGATGTCGTCGTCGTTCTCGACGGCGTAGGCCGTCCCGTCGACCGCGGCGAGGGTCCAGTCGGGCGAGCCGGAGCCGTTGTCGTAGACGAGGACGCGCGCGTAGCTCCCGCCGGAGACCTCGGTCCCGGTCCCGGCGTCCGTCGGGTCGTCCGTGAAAAGCGCGATGTAGGTCGACGGGCCGGTCAGCGCGTCCTTGTTGAACAGGTGATTGAGGACCGCTTCCTCGGCGTAGTTAGAAATCGCGGACAAGATCGGCTCCTTTCGAAACTAACATCCGGCGATCAGGCGCCGGTCCTCGACGGGCCGGGGCTTGCCGGCGCCGCCGTTTGATCCGTCGCGCTCGCGTCCCTCGGCGAGATCTTCGACGTCCGACTTCGTCGCCGGCTCGTCGACCGGCGAGGAGGAGGAGAGCTCGATCCCGTAGGAGACCGCGAGCTCGCGCTCGGCTTTGATCTCCGCGAAGACGTCCTCGATGTCGATCCCCTTCTCCGCGAGGATCGACGTTCGGGAGGTCAGCTGATTCTCGATCGCGAGGACCGCGCCTTTCGCTTCCTTCTCCGGGTCGATCCACGACCACCCGCGCGCGCGATGTCGGACGGCGTAGTAGTCGGCCGCGCGGCTCGTCGGGAGCCGGAGCGCGCCGGTCAAGATCGCCGAGCGAAGGAACTCGCGGTAGAGCGGGACGCGCCACTTAGTGACGAGGTCGGTCTGTGTCTGGCGATAGTCGTCCCGCTCGATCAGGGAGAACGCTCGGAAGCTGGAGTAGTTGACGCCGCTCGCGTCGTTCCCGAGGACGTTCGCAAAGACGGAGAGACCGCTCGCGATCTTCCGCACCATCTGAGTTATGAACGAGGAGAACTGGCTCGTCGGATGATCCGGATCCCAGGGCTTGAAGTCGTAGCCAGGATCGAGGATCTCGAACGATCCCGGCGCCGCTTGGATCGTCGCCGGCGACGTCCCCGAATCGCCTTCCGTCGAGAGCGCCGCGCCGAACTCGGGATTCGTCTGGACCATGAATCCCATTTTCGCCGAGCTCACGCGCGACGCGACGGCTTCGCTCTCCTCGTAGCCGTCCAGCATGTGGACGGGGACCATGATCGAGTGAAGCCAGGTGACGCCGCGCGTCTGGTTGACTCGATCCGCGCGGTAGATGTGGACGACTTCGCCGGCGGGAACGCGATAACGCGAGGCCGGCGAGACGAGGGCGGCGCTCTGAGGCTTGTCGTAGAAGTGGTAGGCGAGCGGCCGGCCGACGGTGTCGACCTCGACGCCGAGCCGGATCTCGTTCTGCGTGGTCGAGGCCGCGCGATTGAAGCGCTCGTCGAGGAGGTCGGAGTCGATCAGCTGGAGCGCGAGCCCGTAGGGATTGACGTCCGATCCGCGCCAGAAGCGGACGATCGCTTCCCCGTCGGTCGCGAGCGTCCGGAGGATCAGATCGTCGACCTCGTAGAGATTGAGCCGGCCGTCGACCGTCACCGGGCCGTCGGCGAACTCGCGGTAGGCTGTCTCGATCTTGCGGTTCGTCTCCTGGTCGAGCGCTCCGTCGCGGCCGCGGACGACCGCTTGCAGACGGATCCCGGCGTGGCCGAGCACGTTCGCGACGAGGAGCCGGAGGTAGCGCTTGATGTAGCTGTTGTTTCTCGCGAGCTCCCGCGCGCGCGCTCGTAGCTTCCGGAGATCGCCTTTGATCTCCTCGTCGGCCGAGCGAGACGTCGCGATCCAGTCGAGGAGCAGTCGGCTCACGCCGGCGCCGGCGAAGGCGTTTCGCGTCGTCGGCCGTCGGAGCTCGCGGACCGCGAGGCGAAACGCACGTGCGAGCCGTTTGTGGAAGGGTCGGCGGGTCATTGATTGGTCCCCGGTTTTACGATCTGGACGAGACCCGGACGGGAGATCCGGCCGGGATGCTTGAGGCGCTTGAGGCGAGACTCTAGCAACGTCAGCAGGTCGACCGCTTCCTTCACGGGGATCTTCGAGACCGCTCGGCCGGCGATGGAGTAGCTCTGCATCCCGGCGGTCAGTCGTCCCTCGACGTGCGCGCGGAGGACGGGGATCGCGCGCTCAAGCCATTCCTGAGAGCTCCCGTCCGTCGCTTCCGCGAGGTTATCCTTGATCTCGACGACGCCGAAGCCGACCTCGTAGACCTCGCCAGACTTCGAGACGCGCTCGGACCATTTGTAGAGACCGGGCTGGAAGGGAGAGCTCGTCAGGGTCGCGGGGATCGTTACGTCGAAGGCCGCGCCGTCGGCGACGGCGTCGACGTGCTCCGCCGTCGCGCCGGCAAGGTAGAGCGTCAGCGTCCACCCGTCGTCTGCCGGATAGCTCGCGAAGCTCTTCGTGTACTTGATCGTTGTCCCGGCCGC